ATTTTCGAAAGAAATGAAAACGCTGGATAAATATGACTGTATCTCTGAATCCGATATTTCTGGTTGGGACAGAAAAGCTTGTCTTGATCCTGTTTATAAAATCAGAAATACACATTTGCTGAATAAAGAGAAATACTCTGAATTGATTGATGAGGTTACTCTTTCTAACACAAGACCATTGGTTCTTTTACCAAGTGGTTATGTTATACGTCGGCAAACAGGTAATGATTCTGGCAAAAATAATACTACGACTGATAATAGCATTCTGCATTTTCTCATAGTTATATATATGTTTTTTAAAGCTCTGGACCGTAAAGGAAAAGAGCTAACATTGACTAACGTGTTTGAACATGCAGATTTTAAGATCTATGGAGATGATAAAATCGGCGGTTTTGATCTTTATTATTTTTACGATTCTTTGGATGAGTTTAAATTTGATGAAATCGAAACATATGCTGAGTTTGGATTGGAAATAAAAGTTTCCGCCCAATTAATCACTTTAAAAGAAAAAGGAGCACCTTTGAGTTCTTCGCATTCTTTTTTAGGATCTTATGCTGTTTTAGACGAAAGCACTGGGATGTACATACCCCACCCTAGATTAGGAAAAGTATGTTCAACTTTTATACAGAAGTATAACAACGTTGATACAATTGTTAGATTTTGTAGGATAGTTAATTTAGTTTTAAATTGTTATCCTAATGAAAATATTTTTGTTCAAGCTATTGGTTATCTTAAATGGTTTTATAAAACCTGTACTAAAGACCGATGGCGTTTTGACGAAATATTACATGATATCGATTTGGATATAAATCTCGATGAATCTTTTAGAAGGATCTTTCTTGGCTTTGAAGCTAGGGGATCTCTCAAAACTGTTTTTTAACAAAAGCAGCTTTGAGCTGTAAGTGTTTAGGGGATTTTTACATTTTTGTCCTCTTATTTCTCACTTATTCTAAAATTGTTTTTAAATAATGCATGAATATGAAAATTTTAAAAATTGATGACTCAAGTTATTCAAACAAACGTTGGAAAACTTACTCCAAGTGCTATTCTTAACCAATTGGTTTTAGAAAAAACACTTACACCTGGTGGCCTAGCTTGGCTAAAGCTTGCTACTGATCCATGGCATGACACTTCTGTCTCCGGTTTTACCGGAATGCCAGATCAAGGAATTGGAAAAAGCGTCACTTTTCAAGTGGTACGTGAATATCAAATTT